GTGACCGTGAGCATGAACCACACGCCGTCGCTGAGCGGGCTCCCCGACGAGCCGCCCAGCGTCACGACAGGCTCGTCGTCATCGCCTGTGATGAACTGGCCCTCGAGGCACGTACGCACGTCGTCGGCGAGACGGGATACGCGATCAGTGCCTGCCGAGACAGGCGAGAAGATCTGCACGCCGATCGTGCCCGAGCGTCGCCACCGCTTCGTCTTGCCGAGCGCGGCCTGCTGTGACAACGCGGGGACGATGGCGACGCGGACCCATTCGGTCGAGGACGAGGACAGCTCGTTGAGCTGTGTCCATGGCACCGACGGCTGCAGCGCGGACCACTGCTCGTGCCAGTGCTGCAAGATCGCCTCGTGCGCCTGCCGCTCGTTCACGTGGTCAGCGTCGAGTGCGCAGGCGAGCGGGACGATTCCTAGGTGGAGCGCGTGAGCCGGTGTGCTAGCTTGTTCTCAACAGGGACTGTCGGCCGCGCCTCGGGAACCGAGGGCATCGATGGAAGCGAGTCCAAAGGGCTGTGACACGGCCAGCCACGCTCCGACGATGTTGTCGCCGGTCCCTGTTGCTTTAGTCATCCCCGAACGGACTGTAGGCGCTCGCCATGTTCTCCGCGCCCGCCGAGCCCACCTCGCTCGTCGCCGCCGCGATGCCGAAGTCGACGCCGAGCTTCGCCTTGATCGTCGCCATCGCGCGAATGACGCACGACTCAACGAACAACGGCGGAGCCTGCGTCGAGTGGCCCTCATTGAGCCGACGGATGTACGGCACGACGTTGGCGATGTAGAGCTTGCCTTGGCCGAGCTTGAACGACGCGACGACAGCCGCGCCGGCTTGAGCCTCAGCAGAGGACGTGCCCGGCGCCTCGGTCGTGTTCGGCTGCCCGACGCTCGGGATCCAGTTCGCGCGCGCGTGGCCCGTGTCGACCGGCGTGCCGGTGCCTCGCTTGCGCAGCTCGCGGTTGATCTCGAGGATCAGCGCCTTCGCGGCCTTCTCGATCAGCGCGTCGATCTTGCGCTGGACGGCATCGGCAGCGCCCTTGCCGGCCTCCATGACGCCTCAGCGGCGCTTGCCGCGGCGCTGTTGCTCGGGCGTGCGGACGTGTACGGCCTCGCCGGGGACGGCCCTGAACGAGGCTAGCGCGCTCTCGCTTGACACAGAGTCCGAGACGTCGAATCCCGGCTCGCGGCGAGCGGGCGTCTTGTCGTCGTACAAGCCGGCCTCCTCGGTGGGCTTGGCGAGCTCGTCGAGCGGATCGGCGACGGCGCCGGCCTTCGCCTTGCCCTTGGCCGGTCGCGGCGCGTGGTCGGCGAGCCCCGATCGGAACATCGCGAGGTGTCGCTTGGGCGTCATCTCGGACGCAGGGAGCGCGTCGTTCTTAGCGTACTTCACGCCGCGGAACTTGAGCGGACGCCGCGCGAACAGCGGCCCGCCGGGCACGTAGGCGCGCCGGCCGGGACCGCCCTTCGGGTACGCCTGTGCGAGTCGGATCGCCAGCTTCACGAGCTACCCGACCAGCGTGGCGAAGTACACGCCGAGGTCCGGCGCGGTGACGACGTGGCGGAAGTTCGACTCGATCTCGACCACGTCCACGTGCGGCTTCACGTTCGGCCAGCGGATGATCCGCGTGCCGCGCGCGTCGCAGCCCGGGCGCTGCCACACGAACGTGCGCATCGCGGTCGGCTTCTTGCGCCCCGGGTTCGGGTTGCGGTGCATCAGCAGGCCGACCTTGCCAGCGATGAACTCGCCGGTCATCGTACCCGCCGACGTCTCCTCGTCCGCCGTGTACACGGACGAGAGCACCACGAGCTCGTCGAGCTCCATGATGCCGGCCACCATCTGCTTGGTGATCTTCGCCGGGTCGGCATTGTTCGAGCCGCCGGTGATGCGCGCGAGGATGTCGGCGTGGTTCTTGAGCACCTTCCACACGTCCGCGCCGATCGCGAGGACGTTGGGATAGAGGCCCGTCGACTTCTTCACGACCTCGCGGTAGTTCGCGATGTCCTCGAGCGGGGACGAGTCGGTGTCGTCCCACTGCGCGACGGTGTTCGAGCCGTAGTTCGATGCCGAGGTGTTGCCGGTGACGTCGGTGCCCCAGATCGTGGTACCGAACGCCGCGGCGACCATCGCGCGCTCACGGCGGATGAGCTCGAGGTCGGTGACGAACTCGACCGCGTCCGTGTCGGAGTCGATCGGCTCGTCCTCGGCGTCGCGCGTCTGGTCATCGATCGGCTTGCCGACCGACCAGACATCGATACCGAATGGCGTCTTGCTCAGGCGGTACCCGGCCATCGGGATGTCGCCGCCCTCGCCGCGCACCTTCATCTCGTCGCGGAACCAGTCGGCCTTCGTGTACTTGTAGTAGTACCCGGTGTCCTTGGACGACGTGACGATGGGCGCGAGCGCGTCGGCCGCGAAGTCGGCGCGGTCGTTCGCGTACTGCGACGCCCAATCGGTGAGCGTCGTGCTGGTGTGCACGTCCGCCGCGGTGGGGTTGTTCTTGGAGATCTGGACCAGCCCGCGCTTGGCGAGGTTGGCCAGGTTGTCAGGGAGGTTGCGCATGTTCATTGGCTCCGCGTGGTGAGTGGGTTACGTCGCGTCGCGGGCCGTCGCGATGAACACGGCCTCGATGATGTCGCCGTCGGCGCCGGAGGTGCCGATCGAGCGGAGGATGCTGTACTGCGAGCTGGTCGCAGCCTGCGCGCGGCCGTCGTTCTTGGTGCCGAGCGCCGTGCCGGGGGTCGCAAGCGCGCCGCCGGCCACGAGCTTGGTGGTGCCGCCGCACGCGACGACCGCCGCCTTCTCGAGCGTGTTGTCGGGCGCGTTCTGGAGGACGCCGATCGGGACGTCGGTGGTCGCCGAGCAGGCGACGACCTTCCCGTTCGAGTCGAGCTTGACCTGGTGGTACTGCTTGGACGAGAGATCGGCGCCGGCGAGAAGGCCGGGGATCGTGACCTGGGGGTTCGAGGTGGCCATGGTGTTGTGCTCCTCTCGCGCTTACGCGCGGACGCTTTCGTTGTAGAGACGGCGGCCTTCGGGGGTCTTCATGACCGCGACGCGCGCCGCCGACTTGGTGACGTTGTTGTCCTTCGCGTACTTCTCGGTGAGCGCGTCGAACTCGGCCGCCGGGCCGGTGGGCTTGTCGCTGTCGTCCGAGGCGAAGCCGTCCGCCGCCTTGTCGATGCGGCTCGTGGCGACGAGGCCCTTGATGTACTCCGTCGCCTTCTCGCGCTCGGTGCCATCCTTGATGGCCTCGATCGCCTTGACGATGGCGCGCTGGATGTCGCTCGCGCCGCCGAGTGTCTCGGTCGCGCGCTTGGCGAGGTCGGCCTCGTTCGCGCGACGGTTCGCGGCGTCGGCCTGCTTGGCGAGGTCGACGAGACGCGGGTCGTCGCTCTTGCGGTACACCGTGCCGTTGTCGGCGGTGTACTCGACGGCGTTCGCCTTCTCGAACGACTCGATCGCCGGCTGACGGTCGGCGTGGGACTTGGCCAGGAACGCCTCGCGGTCGGTGACCGGCAGCGACTTCCAGACCGTGAACTCGGTTGCCGAGAGATTGGAGATGCGCTCGTAGCGCTTCTCCAGCTCGGCGATCTTCTCGGCTTCGGTGGTGGACATGCTCGCCACGTTGCGGCCACCGCTCGAGAGGGACGATTCGCTTGCACGCGACTTCGCGGAGGGCGCGATCGTCGACGGGGAACGCATCGCCACCGCCTCGGGCGCGAACGCATCGGCCGACACCACGACGATCGTGTTCTCGGGCACGACGACGAGCCCCGGCTGTCCCGCCGCCAGCTCGTGCGTGTGCCCCGAGTCCGCGAGGATCGTCAGCGTACCGTCCTCGCCGCGGACAATGCCGTGGCTGTGGCCGTACTCGACGCCGGCCATGGTGGCGTACTCGACGCGGAGTGAGCCGTCGTCGTAGACGCAGATCGCGTGCGCGTGGCCGTCGACCTCGTTGGTGTAGAGCGAGGCTTTGCGGACGCGACCATCGCGCTTGAGCGCCGTCCGCTCGCCGATGCCGCCGATGGAGAACGCCGCAAGCTCGCCGCTCTGGAACCGCTTGAACGTCTCCGGGCTCGGCTTCATCGCGATGGCGAGGCCGTGCGTGCTGGTCTCGATGCCGAGCGCCTTGTTGATCTCGGGCACCAGCGGGAACGCGAACACCACGCGGCCGTCTTGTTCGCCGTCGTGCATCACGTCCGCCGATGCGCCGCCCTCCATGAACTCGGCGCACACCTTGATGAACTCGTCGGAGGTGACGTCGATCGCGTCGTCCTGGTAGTCGACGTGAGGCGTCTTGCCGCCGTCGAGGGAACCCGCCATCGCCCAGCCGAACACGAGCCCGAGGCTCTCGTCGGTCTTGGCAACGCGGAACGTCGCCTCGAATCCGCCGGGGTCAGCGCGCTTGATCAGCGCGACGTTGGCGATGGGGCCTTGGGCTCCGGCATCGACCGCGCTGATGAAGTCGAGGCGCTTGAGCTTCAATTTGAAAGGGGCGCGTGCCATGCACACACGCTCGCGCCCTGCCTCAAGAGGGACGATTCACGAACACCAGCCGATGCCCGCCCGCATGCGGCACCGCTGGCCAGCGTCTCGTGAACACCCCGCCCCGCTCGCGGAACAGCGCCCCGACCTCGGGCGTGTAGCACGTGCCGTCGGGTTCGCGGTTGAGCTCGAGCACGAGGCGACCGCCCGGCGAGAGGCGATACAGCGCGTCGTCGAGGAAGAACGCCCACTCGTCGGCGCCCCACGGCGCGGAGGCGTGCCCGTTGAACGTGACCATGTACGCCGTGATCAGCTCGTAGCCGCCCGGTGTCGGATACGGCAGCAGCGTCGTGTTTGGCCTCACATCGACGTCGCTCACGTCGACGCCGATCGCCTCGGTGACCTCGCGATACAGCGCATCACGTCCGGACCAGTCTGTCGCCGCGACGTAGTGCCCGAGCCGGCGGCACACGAGCGGGAAGTAGCCGGCCCCGGTGCCGAGGTCGAGCACACGCAACGGCTCGCAGCGGTCGAGATCGAGGGCCACGGCTCGGCGCGCACACACACGGATCCATCGCTCGGCGTCGAGATACTTCGTGGCACTCGGTCCGGAGGTCGCGACCTCGTACCGGGCCGCAATCTCGGCGAGCCTCGTGCGGTCCAGCTTGGCGAGCACGCGATCGACGACGGCCTGCACTCTCTCGCCTGGCGTCATGCTGCTCGCTCCTGTTGCGTCGCCAGCGCGCGCTCGAACGCGGCGCCCCATGCCGGCGCGCATACTGCCCATGTCCTCGTCTCAAGCATCCGATCGGCGTTGCGACGCCCTGCCTCGCGCACGTAGTCAACGTTCCTCGCGCACCACGCGAGCGCGTCGCGGAATGCCTCGGGCGTGCGCTCGACGATGAGCCCGCTCACGCCATGCTCGACCAGTTCGGGGACGATGCCGACGTCGACCGTCACCGGGAAACAGCCGCACGCCATGCCCTCGATAATCGGGCGCGGATCGCCCTCGGCATCGGAGGCGCACGTGATGACGTCGATGGCGTTGTACCAGGCGCCCATCTGCTCGTACGGCAACTCGGGGCCGCTCGACCCAGGCCCGCACTCGACGAGCGCCGGCCACGCCTCGCGGATGACGGGCAGGCGCTTGTCGGCCTGCTTCGCTGACCCGGCCCAGCCGACGCGCAGCGGCCCCGACCGGCGTTGCTCGTCGCACATCAGCTCGGGGTGGAATCCCTTGGGCGCGAGGCTCACTTCGTCGGGTGAAAGCACCGAGGCGCCGAGCGGCATCGCGGCGTGCTGGTCGAGGCCGGCACGCACCTCGGAGAGCAAGCGCAGCGAAGGGACGACCACGCCCGCCGATCGCGCGAGGTGCTTGCGCGCCAGCACGCGCGCCGGCAGTCGGCCGTACTTGCGCTGCGTCCAGCGGTGCGAGGAGACCTGCTTCACGACCCGCCGTCCGTAGTGCTGCTCCAGCCCACCGCGCCACCAGAAGTCGACGATCAGGTCGGCCTCGGCGGCGAGCGGGATGACCTCGGCCATCGAGTAGGCGATGCGCAGGTCGAGGTGCGGCAGATGCTGCACGAGCGCACGAGCCGTGAAGTCGTACGACCAGTCGCGCGAGCCGGGGCAGAGGAGGATCATGCGGCCCGCCGTTTCTCCAGATCGAACGCCGTCGAGGACGTGCATCGACAATTTGCCGTGTGAGCCGGCCCACCACGCACATCTCCCGGGCTGCTCATGCGCACGCCATCCGGCAGCACGAAGTCCTCCCCAAACTTCACTCGCACCCCGTCCATCGCCTGGTGCTGCTCACGCGCATCCGTCGTCGCCGGGCCGGCGTGCCATTCCTTGACCAGCGCGTCCGCCTCGACGTCACCGCGCGAGATGGCCTGCCGCATCGCATCGTCTGCGCCCTCGTGCGCGTTGCGGAGCGCCTCGGTGCGGGCGATGGTCTCTGCACGGTAGGTCAGCGCGTTCGTCCGGTACCTCTCGACATAGTCATCAATCTGCGCCGGCGTCAGCGAGCCGCCATCGCGGTCGAGTCGACGCAGCGTGCGATCAGCCTGGCCGCTCGACAGCTCGTAGCCGGTCGCGCGTAGGTACTCGCCGCTCTCGAGCGCGCGCCGGTAGTTCGCGACCCATTGCTCCTGATTCGGCGTGAGCCCGATGCTGTCTCGGAAGTCCTGTGCGATGCGCCTCGGGTTGACGCCCTGCGCGGCCGACTCGACGAGCGCGCGCTGCGTGATCTGCCGCGCGATCTGGTTTCGCTCGAGCGTGAAGCCTTGGACCAGTTCCAACTGGTTCGCCCGCGCGCGCTGCACGACCTGCGGTGTCGCGGTGTCGAACCGGATGAGCTTGTCGCTCACCTTGCCGTCGAGCCAGTCGGCCGCACGCTGGCCCGCCGCGACGTACTGCGCTTGGATGTCCGCGGCGATCTTGCCGGCCGCTGCGTCGACGCCAGTGATCGCGCGCGCGTAGTCGCCGCGAAGGATGCGCTCCTCGATGGCGGCCACGCTGTTCTCCTCGCGGAGCCAGGCGACCACGTCTTCATAGCTGAGCCCAACACGCTGAGCGATCAGCGTGAGGAGCGAGCGCATGTCGCGTTCCGAAATGGCTAGCCCCCTACCCTCGTCATGCACTCCCACACGGCGCCGATGCCCGTCGGTTCGCTCGTGCCGTCGGCTGCGATCGTGTACGTCTTGCCGCCGTGCGTGATGCGGTCGCCCGCGCGCGGCTCGATGCCATCGGGCAGCGTCGCGCCGAGGATCGTGAAGCCGACAAATGACGTCCGCGCCTGCGCTCCGGTGAGTTGCGCGTTCTGCCAGAACTGCCAGTAGGCGCGACGCGAGACGCCCTTGCGGCCCTTGCACTGGTAACTCGTCGTCGTGAGCGTTGTGCCGGCGGTCAGCGTTGCACCGCGTGCGCCGGGGTCAACACGGACGAGCGTCATCGCGCCGAAGCCGAGCAGCTTCTGACCTCCGAGTCCTTTCGCGAGCAGCTTGGCGAGTTGGTTGGCCATGGGTCACCAAGGCTCGTTTCGATCGAAGTCCGAGCACGGCCCGAACGGGTTGACACACGAGCCTTCCGAGGACGAGCCGCCCTCGGCTGTGGCGTCCAACTCGCTCGACGCGAGATACCCGCCCACGAGTTTCATCAGCACCGAAGGCAGCGCCGATGCGGTTCCGCGCTGCGTAGACGTCGGCGAGAAGAACGTGATGCTCGCGCCGCCCGCGCCCATGCTCTGGATGTTCGAGCCCTGATCCTCGGCGGCGAGCACGCTCTCGTCGTCGAGGGCGAGGCGCGCAAGCTCATAGCTCGCGGCGCGAAACGGATACTTCGCGTCGCCATCTGCATCTCCGACCGTGAGCGCGTCGCGCTCGGCGAACGTGTCGTAGTCGTCAATCCAGAGCAGGCGATCGAGGTAGCGGCCAGCGCGCACGAGTAGTCGCTGGAGGCTCTCGTCGGTCGAGAGTGCGTCCCACGCATCTGTCTCGGAGCCGAGATAGCTGAGCGCGCCAGCGAGCGATCCGTAGATGCGCGCCGAGGCGCCGTTGTCGAAGGTGATGGTCTCGCTCATTCAACAGGCTCCTCGCGCTCGGTCTCGGTGGGCTCGGGTTGCTCTTCCTCGGGCTTCTCGTCCTCGGGCTCGCCGAACGCAGGCCGCGGGAACCCGCCGAACCGCGGCAGCATCGGCTCGTCCTCGTCCTGCCAGGGCAGGTCGACGCCCTCGAACACCGCGCGCTTGGCGGGATGGTTGACCGCGAGCCCGGCCATGTTGAGCTGCGCGATGGCCTGCACCGCCTTCAGCACGTCGGCGCGCATGATCGGCCCCGGTGTCAGCGACGGCGCGGCGAGGTCCGGATCGAGTCCGTTCGCGGCGACGATGCGGCGGACGATCTGGTCATCGGCGACCGCGGCGAACAAGCGAGCCTCGGCCGAGAGATCGGCGCCGAGTGCGCTGATCTTGCTCTCGTGCATGCCATAGGTCCCCGTCGTCTCGCCGCCGCCGACGAACACATGCTCGACGCCCAGCATGCGCGCGATGTCGAGGATGAACTCGCGCGCGATCGGATGGCTCTCGGTGACGCCCTGGAGCTCGGGCTTGATGATCTCGACGCCCCATTTGTTGACGCCCGTGATCGTGTTGGGGTCCGTGCCCTGATACGTGGCCGAGTCGAGCTCGAGCCATTGCAGCGTCGTCGGATCCTTGAAGCGGTTCGCGAGGAACGTACGGAGCGATAGGGTCTTGGCGGCGACCACGCTCGCGATGCCGCTCAGCAGATCCGCGCCGCTCTGACCGAGCTTCTCCAGCTTGGACTTTGCCTCCGATGCAATCTCCTGCAACGGCGCCCGCGAGATCGGGATGCCGCCCATCGACGACGCGATCTCGGTGCCGATGATCGACTCGTACACCCCGAGCAGTCGCGCCCGCTCGGCGATGAGGTCGAGCATGCCGACGCCGGTCGGGCTCTCGCTGTTGGTGCCGTTGTCGTTCACGACGTAGAGGCAATCGCGAAGGTCGAGGCTTTCGGTCTGGCCCGTCGAGAGCGTCTGCTGCACGCGCACGAACGGGGTCGCGTCGCCGCCCTCGCGCCACCACTTCTCGATCGTCGGCTGCGGGCGGTGCGCGATGTCCGTGTAGACCACGAGCCCGTCTCGCTTGCGGCGACCGAACGCCAGCGCATGCAGCGAGAAGCCCGTCGCCGCGGCGCCGTTCATCGCGCGGGCGGCGACCTTGCTCCACGGGCGGACCGATGCGCCGGCGCCGAGCCGGACCTTAAGCAGCGCCTCGGTGACGACCTCGACGCCGCGCTCGGCCAGCTCGCCGCCGGCCTCGTTGGGGGTGAGCGTCCACTGGATGCCCGAGAGCAACCGATCGCGGAGGCGAGCCCAGATTGGCACCGGCGGGCACGTGCGGTAGAGGTTCGCGAAGGTCTTCCAGCGGGTCGCGCCGCTCAGGCGCGAATCGTTCTCGCCACTGCGGACGTAGCCGTAGCTGGCCTGCACGCCGTCGTAGCCGGGGGCGGATTTGGCTTTGGCGATGGCCGCGAGCTCGGCGGGTGAACGGCCTGAGGGGTTTAGGCTCGGCGCCCCTTTGACCATCCGCGGATTTCCTCGTGGCACCTGACAGCAATAGGCGCCTGAAGCGTCCGGGCCGATTCGCTAGATCATGTCGAGCAACGCCTGCGTCACCGCCGCCTGCTGATCGTCGGAGAGCTTGGGCTTGGAGCGGAGGGCTTCCTCGATCGCGCCGCCCGCAACCGGCACCTGCACGACGCGCCCACGCGACAGCGCCGCAAACGCACGGGACGCCCCGTCGACCCGATCTTTCAGTCGACCTACGGGAAACGCCTCCACCTCGTCGAGAAACTCCTCGTTCCAAGCGCCGCGCACGAGCGACACATTCCCCGCCTGGGCTTGGCTCGCCAGCGGCTCGGCGCGCAGCTCCTTGCTTCCCGTCTCGGGCGAGAACCGCACCTGGAACCCGGCGAGCTTTCCCGCGAGATACGAGCGCTGCGACTTGCCCGCTTGCCCCGGGTCCTGCGGCAAGTCCTGCACGACGTTCGAGCCGTCCTGCTGCGCCGTCGACACGATGAGCTGCTCGACCTCGTGCGGCGAACCACGCAGCCACGCGACGTGCTCGACGTAGAACCGCCCGCCGACCTCGCGGATCTTCACGCCCGCCGTCGCCGCCCCGTCGCCGTCTTTCGTCGCTGCGAGGTCCCAACCGCGCACGGCTCGACCACCCGCAGGCGCCGCCTCGACGACGCCGAACCATGCGCGCTTGAACATCGCGCCGCCCTTGGGGAATGGACGTTGCTGGAAGAGCGACCACCAGCCGTGCTCGCCGCGCATGCGCACGGGCGCGAGCCGATCGAGCCCCCACACCTCGGGCCAGAGAGCGCGGGCGTTGGCGTCCGTGCGTTCATCGACTGGATCGCCGTTGGCGCCGATGACGGCAGGGAGCTCGACGTGGATCCACTTCTCGCCGAGCGGATCGCGATGGAGCCGGCCGATGATGTCGTCCTCGTGCCAACGGGTCATATTCACGATCAGCGAGGCGCCCGGCTCGAGGCGGGACATGAGGTCGTCGCGGAACCAGTCCCACGCCCGATCGCGGACGAGCTTGCTCTCGGCCTCGGCGCGGCCCTTCACGAGGTCGTCCGCCACGATGAGCCCAGAGTTGCAACCTCGGCCGGTGACGTCGCCGCCTACGCTGGTGGCCTTGAGTCCGCCGTCGAAGATGGTCCGCCAGTCGGTGACGGCTTGCGCCTCGGAGGACAGCGGCGCACCGGCCATGCGCACGAGACGCCGTACGATGCGCGAGGTTTGGATCGACAAGTCGGAGCCGAACGTCGCGTAGAAGTTCAGGCACGCCGGGTCGTACAGGATGCGCCACGCCAGCCCGTGCGCGAGCGTGATCGTCTTGCCGAACCGAGGCGGCATCGAGATGGTCGCGCGCACCTCGCCGCGACGCGTAGCCTCGATGACGTCGACGACGCGTTGTAGGTGCGACGGGACGGGCGCGTGCTTGGGCGTCAGGCGCGCGATGAAGTCGGCGAGCGGCTCGACGTGGTCGAACGCACGGACAGCCGCGCGCAGCTCACTCCGCGTCGGCATCGGCGTCCGTCGCCTGCTCGAGCGCCGCCTGGTCCTCGGTCTCGTCGGACGCGGCCAGCTTGCGCCGCTCCTCGGGCGTCATGCGCAGGGCCTCGAGTGCAGCGGCCTGCTCGGGGCTCGCGCCGGTGACCTCGAGGTACTCGCGCGGCTTACCGTCGGTGCGCTCGAGTAGGAGCTTGATCGCCGCGATCGAGTCCTTGTCGTCGCCGCGGATGATGATCGACCACAGCCGGCGGAACACGGCCCGATAGCCGTCCATGATCTCGGTCGGCAGCTTGCCGTCCGGCGACTTCTCGAACGACGTCTCCATCCGCTCGCGCACCGCGTCGAGCTCGGCGCGCAGGATCTTCGCCAACCCCTTGGGCCTTCCGCCCTTGTTCGTCGGGTTGCCGCCCGGCTGCCCAAAGCTCGTGCTCGACTTCACACAACGAGCGTCACCGCCGCCCGAAACCGGGACGAATAGGGGCCTTACTCGTCCTCGCCGCCGATGGCCATGAGCCGCGTCCGCACCAGCTTCCACCCGTCCGGCGACAACCGCGCAGCCTCGGCCGCGATGAGTCCGAGTGCGCGTACGAGAGGATCGGCCACCGCGGCATGCGCCTCTGCGCGATGGATGCGCCCGAGGTCAGCCTCGACGACGCGCAGATGGCGCAGCCGATCGCAGTGGCCCGTCAGCAGGCGCAACGCGTCGGAGATGTCCTGCGCCCCGTCGGCGTCCATCGAGGATTTGGATTGGCCGCCGCGAGAGCGATAGACGGTGCGCTCGATCATTCGCTCGGTGCCGTCGACGAGCTTGTCGTACGCGCGCTCGAGCTTCGTGCGGGCGGTGCGGACGGGCGGGATCTTCCCCTTGGTCTCAACACCACAACTCTCGGTCTCGACACCACGCATCTCGCGCAGCGACCTCATGGCACCGCTGTGTAGCTCGGCGCAGTCCTCGCACCGCTGAAGCTTCCAGGTCCCGTCCTCGCGCCGCTCGCGCCGCACCTTGACGCCGCACCCCGTGATGCACTCGCCCGCATCGGCGCGCTCCTGGCGCCTGTTTCGCGCCCAGCCGTTACCGTACTCGGCGGCCTTTGCCTTGTGCGCCTCGCAGTAGTCCGAGCCCGCGACCGCCTGCTCCGAGCAGTGCCGGCACTCACCCTTGATGCGCTTGACCACCTTGCGAGAGAGGGGCTCGGTCACTGCTCCGCGGCCTCATGCAGTCGATGCATGGACGGGTGTCGCAGCTTGCGGAGTGCCTTCGCTTCGATCTGCCTAATGCGCTCGCGTGTGACGCTGAACTCCTGGGCCACTTCCTCGAGGGAGGACTCCTCTCCCTGTAGCCCAAAGCGCATCTCCAGGACTCTGCGCTCCCTTTCTGTCAGGCGCTCAAGCGCCCCCTGGAGAGCCACCTCTACCTCATTCGACTCAAGCAACTGAAGCGGCGTTGCGGTCGACGGCTGCATCAGTGCCGCCACCTCCTCGGCGTTGACGCGCCGCTCGGTGACAACCGCTTCCATCTTGAGCACCAGATCTGGAAACAGGATCTCCGGCGTGACGCCGTAGAACTCGGCCAGCTTCAGCGCTCCCCGCTTCCACCCCTCTCGACCCGGCCGCAGGTCAATGGGGTGAATCTTCATCCCCTCGACATTGAGGTACCAGGCGTAGTCCAGCCCTACCTTTTCGGCGAACTGTCTTGTAGTCAAGCCAAGCGCTTCACGGCGTTCGCGTAGCTGGTTGTTCCATGCTCGCACTTGAACGCGAAGATCTTTAATCGCCATTCCCCTCGACGATAGCGATCCGGAGTGGGAAGGCTAGCGCGGGAATGATGTGGACAACGGGCTAGTCGTCAACCGACACGAACGCGCACAGTCGCTCTCTTGTGCGTTCATCATCAGCCGGCCACCTAAACACCAGCGGCTCCGACTTCACGCTCACCAGGATGATACCGCCGTGTATGAGCAATGGTCCCATCTTGCCAGGTGCGATGCATCCGGGCTCGTCGCGGCGATCGGCCAGCTCGAAGCCTAGCTCGGCGGCGATCAGGTCGAAGTCTTCACGACACACGGCGACGTCGATCGTAATACGGCGGCCAGTCTCGCGCTCGACCTTGCGCGCGTGTTCGACGAGCGGGGCAACGATGCGGTCGTACATGGTCATGGTTCCACCAACTTCCTCAGCTCGGCGATACGGGCGTACTCGGTGCGAATGACCTCAGCATACTTGTCCTTCACAAACGAAGGCGCCTCCGCCCAGGATGCCGCAGAGCTCTGCTCCCACCCGTCGAGCGCTTCCTTGAGGGCGGCGCGGAGTGACTCCATCTCAAGCAGTTCCAGCGCAAGTTCTCGCGCGATTCCACGTAGAGCCTCGATGCTCGGATTGCCGTGCTTGCCCTCGCAGGTCTCAATGATACTGCGCAGCGCGGTCGTGCCCGTGTGCCTCACGCCGCTCACCCTACCCCAACCAACACGCACTGCGCCTGCCGAAACGCTCGCGTCTTCCTCGCGCACTTCCGGTTTCTCTCACGGTGCGCATCCCGATGTCGCTCGCACTGGCAGTGATCCTCGAGCGGATCGGACGTGCAACCAGGGTAGGTGCAGCGCGGGCTGGTCGCGAGCTTGCGCGTCCAATAGTCGGTCACCTCGCCCGCCCCTCGCGAAGCCGATTGCGCGCCGTGATGCGGTCGTACTCGGTTGGCTGCATGTCCTCATACCTCTTGACCCGCCTGCACCAGTCGTCGAACGCGATGAACCGCCACCTGGACGGCCTCGGGCCAATGAGCTGGGCGCGTCGTTCCGTGCAGAGTCGACGTGCCTCGCGTTCTACGTCCTCGGGCCTTGGCGGTTCAGGAGGCGGGACGACGAACATCGGGCGGAATGCGCTCACGGCTCCGTCCTCTCTGCCTCGGCGATGATCTGCCGCGCGATGGCGACGCTTTCGTTGACGCTGTAGCTGTTCGCGCCCGCGTAGATGACCGCGGCGAGGCGTGCCACCTCGAGGGGGTGCTCGTTCTTGAGTTGCGCTTCATGCCTCTGGACCGTCTCCGCGATCAGCAGCACGTCGCGCAACCCCGGCGACTTGTCGTGCTCCATCGCAGCGCGGAGCGAATCAATTGTTTGTTGCAGCCTGTCGCTCACGTGCTCGTCCTTTCGCACCTAACCCCCCTCCCATCCCCCACCTGCAC